GGCAAGTCCCACTCAGCAGTGACTTGCTGAACTTCATTTGGATCAGAACCAGCAGGATAGCGCGTCTCAAAATGTATCTTGGCCAACACGTCCGGCACGAGCGGCGGAAAGTCAATCACGCCCAGATCGCACATCAGAGTAAAGCGGCTCTCTGCCACCGGGATTGAGTTGTCGGCGCCGGCCGTCCCAAACTGATGCGTACGATTGCCGCGCGTGTACGCCTGTATCTTGGCTGCTGGATTAAGATACAATGATGGATCGGTAAACAGCCGGTCCATTATCAGCATCCACGCCTGATCAAGCGTCAACTCGGCCGCCGCGCCGTCATTGTTTTGTATTACGACCGAAAAACCGTACAATGCCGATGAATGAAAGCGTGGCTCGCCGTGATTAGGGTCACCCTCGGGCAGCAAGTCCTCGCTGATAAAATAGACGCCGAGAAACGGGATCAGCTCGGGCTGTATCTGCTCCGCCTTGTTCGTCCCGAACTTGAACGTAGAGAAGAACGGCATTGTCTTCAGCCGCGCCAGCATCTCGTCACGTACGATCATCGCATAGCTGGTAGCTGCTGTCATGGCTTGCTTACCACGATTGATCGCAGTGTCAGCGTCGTCTCGCCGCCGCCGTTCGGATCGCCGTCCATCACTTCAAACTGACCTTCAGCCGGCAGGCCATTAGCAGCCGGAACGTCGATCAGGTCACCCTGCAACGGCAGCACCGTAAACTCAGCATCGCGAATATCAAGGATGACCCGCGCATCCGAAATAATCGAACCGTCCATTGCTGCGATATCCAGCGCCTCGACGTCAAAAATGCCGCGCGTCACATACGCCGGCGCACCCGGCTGGCTATTGACCGGTGTAATCGTTACCGGCCGGCCAAACGTGTCCTGCGTATGCGCATAAACCTCGTTGGAAAAATTAACCGGCACTCGTCATCCCTTCCTGAACGCTGACCTTGCCGCCTTCCGCCCACGTAATCTCGCCGCCCTGCGCAATTTACGTCGCCGCTTCGTCCGCCGACCGACACTCTTGCCCTTGTACATCAGGTTCGCGTCAATGTAGGTCAGGCGGCCCGGCACCCACTTGCCCATAACATCGCGCGGCTGTGATCGCCAGTCGTGCTTCCACTTGTTATCAAGCCAGTCGTCGCGTGACGTCGCCCAATTACTACGCGACCACGCACTGCGCGCCCGCCACTTACCCTTGCGTCCCTTACCTGTCCAGTCCTGCTGGATCGGCCGCAACAGGTTCGACACCGGCCCCGGCATCAGCTCCTTGCGACCTTGCTGCTGCAGGCGCTTGAATACGTCGAAGATATTCTGACCGTCGAAATTCTCGAGCAGTCCGCTGCCACCAAATTGCTCGAGTATCGCGCCGGCGCCGAACTCTTCCAGCTTCTTGATCATCGCCTTTTCCAGCCCACCACCACCGACCAGTGATGTGACCAGCTTAGCGACTTGACCGACTGCGGCGCCGGCAACGGCCATATTTAGGCTGTCAGCCTCGTATATCGTTGCAGCAGACTTTGCGCTGCCTTCTGTGCCGCCGTTCCGCCGGCCGCGCCACCACCTCCGCCACCGCCAGCAGCTGCTGCTGCCTTCATCTGCGTAGCCGGATCAAAATAGATAATGCGGCTCTCCTTGTGCGAAATTGATCGCACCGATGCGTCACCTCGTTGAGTAGTATAATACGCCTCGCGCGTCAACAAGATCACCGCCTGTCGCAACGCTGGCGGCACTTCTTGCGGCACCTCGTATCCGCCTGAATACGTTACTACAATATCTTCCGCCCACGTACCGCCGGGCAGCGTCAGCTTGCCGGTTTCCGGATCGATATCGTAATCGATCGGATCGAGCACATCCTCATCAATCTCAATTGACACAATATCAGCCGGCTTAACCGGATAACGCGACAGGTACAGCCGCGAAATCGGATTGACAATCTCACGGAACGTCTCAACCACGCTTTCCTTGGCGAAGACGCGACTGCACAGGACACCGACCTCGTCCGATGCACGCAGGATCATGAACTTAAGCGATTCGTCCTCCGCCGTTGATGTTGCGTCCAGCTTGAGCGAGACTTTCGCCTCGTACAATGTGATCAGTGAAATGTCGGGCGCCGGCTTGGTGACGATGATGCTCGAGTGCATCAATTTCTCCTTTCATCATGAAACTGCGCAAACAGCTCACGCAAACCAAGCACCGGACCGCGTTCACCGTCGCTCATGATCGGTGTCACCTCGTAACTCTCGTGGTTAATTTCCCACGTGATGATTTCCACCGTTTCACCCTTATCGCCCTTCAATCCACGTTCGCCCGGTCCACCACGTTCGCCCGGCCGACCGGTCTTACCGATGCCGGGACCGGCCTTCCAGTCAGGACCGGGACAGACACCCGGATTGTCGCAGCGCGCAACGAACCACTTGCTATCAAGCGTCACCACGTCGAGCGCTTTGTACTTAATGTCAGCAACGTACGTGTCGCGGATGTTCAGCGAACCGCCATCCTTACCGTCGCGGCCAGCACGCGCAAGACAAATCCAGTCAACACCGGCATCCGTGCCGGGTTCGCCGGCGGTGTCTCGCTCAGCCTGATACAAACCACCCTTATGAGTGCAAACATCGGCTTCGTAATGGACGCCTGCAGTCCACGCCTTTGCCTTAGGTAATTTACCCGGCGCCCCGTCTTTGCCATTAATGCCATCCATGCCTTTTTCACCAGCAGGACCGGCAGGGCCAATATCGCCGCGCAGACCATCAGCACCAATAACACCGTCCTTACCAGCAAGTCCATCAACACCATCACGCCCAGCAGGACCAACAGGACCGATAGCTCCATCCATCCCATCCTTGCCGGCTGCTCCATCCTGTCCATTTAAGCCATCCTTGCCATCCATGCCGGGCAGACCCGGCAATCCAGCTGGACCTTCCGGACCGCGTTCACCCGATGCACCATCCTTGCCATCTAACCCCGGCGCGCCGTCCATGCCGTCCGCACCTGCCGGACCCATCTCACCACGTTCGCCCGTATCGCCTCGCAACCCTTGCACACCTTGCGAACCGGCTGGACCGAGTTCGCCAGCGAGCCCGGTGGGACCGGCGGGACCTTCCGGCCCACGCTCGCCCGGTAAGCCTTGTTTGCCCTCGACACCATCTGCACCATCCTTGCCATCGACGCCATCTTCTCCATCGATGCCGTCAATGCCATCCCTTAGAGAAGCAACTTTTTCCTTGATGAATTTATCCCACCCAAGGATGTTTGTACCGACTACAGACTCCAATTGTTTCTGCAATCGCTCAATCTGCAGCTCGCGCTCGGCAAACTGACGTTGAATATCAGCCGCCAGTGCTGCAAAGCGATAAGCAGTCTCGCGCTCAATCCGACCAGCGACTGCACCAAGTTCTTCTGCCAGCAAGTCAAACGGAGAGGTTGCGGGCATGCGATGTTCTGAATGAGCTGACAATGTTGATTCGTTCGGCATCAGTAATGCCCTTGGGTTCATCAGCTGGCGGAGTAGCCGGCGTCGTATCGGCCGGTGGCTTAGGTCCCGCTGCTGGTGGTGCCGGCGGTGGCGCTCCCGGTGCTGGAGCTGCTGGAATCTTTCCCGCTGCACTCAATGGAACGACCTGCTGCTGTACGCGCGGCTCGTCACCGAACTTAACTTGTTCCAAATCGAATGCAGCACGCGCCTCATTCGGTGCATGAATGCCTCCCTGCACCGACTTCGCAAACGCCTCAATGCGATCCTTGAACGCTGATCGCAACAACACGCTGGTATCATACTCAAGGTATTCATCCGGTACGCCATCAAGTTTAAAAAACGTACCGATTGCTTCCTCCAGATGATTAAGACAGAAGCCCAGACCGGTCGAAATCCACATCTGCATCAATGCCTCGGTCGAACCGACCGGACCGGGTATCAAACCAAACATCTGCAATGGAATACGATAGGCCAGCGCAATGCGCGCATCCGAAATCTTCATCACCTCGGCCAGTTGCGCGTCCGCCGAACTGATCGAAACCGGGTAAGGCTTGAGGCCGGACGACAGGATCGGCGTGCCACCGACCCCGACCCCGCGTGACTGCTCGTCCCACTTCTGGCGCAGCACGTCGGTCTGCTCCTTGTCAAGCCGCAAATCAGTTGACAAGATGAAGCTTGGCCGCGCCTGATTGAGATAAAACGCGATCTGCTGACCATTAATAGCATCAGTCAGTCCCATGTCGCGCATCAATGCTATGAGCGGTGACACGCCGCGCAGCCCGTACGGCTCTTGGTTCATCTTGATGTGCAGCACGTCTCGCGCCGGAACGAGGTCCAGATCAGGAATGAGGCGATCAATCACCGGATTGCCACCCAGCGCGTAGAAAATATCGCCGTTCTCCGCCACGTACGGCCAGCACAGCTGTGGGTTCATCAGGTGCAACGACTCAACTTCGTAGCGATTGTTGCGCAGCGCCAGCGCGTAGGTATTGCCATCTGCGTACAGCGACCGCACCGCATTGAGCATGAAATCGGAGCTGGTCTGATACCAATTGGGCGTACGTATCCAGCGCGACAGATCGGAAGTCATGATCCGTTTACGTCCACCCTTATCGTCCGACAACCAATGATCGCCGGGACACATCGCAGAGGTCTGACTGTACGAATTGATACAAGCCTCGACCATGGCAGACGGTGACATGCGTTGCACGTTCTGCCCGTTCTGCCAAAAATTGATAGAGCTGCCGGCAGGCAAAGTACCGCCGCTGACCGGCAACAGATAAGGCCCGCCGTGCCACTGGCCCTCGGCCGCCTTCACTATCGACCGACCGACACGTGCTACTACATCGCGCAATGCCATGGTGCTTCCTGTATAAAAACGTGATCGAACAGAAACAACGGCAAAGTAGACAAAGCAACCCTGTCGTCGTTTACTGCTCGATCACGTCTCCCCCGTCCATCGACTGTTGAGGTGGGTGGAAGGGTTGGGACACCCTTGTATATTTTCACCAGTCAATGGGCAGGAACTGTCTAGCTAGCCGGCCTCGCCTGTCTGGTTTGATAATTCGCTCCACCAGCAGGCTTCGCATCCTTGGACTTCGCCATCTGGTCAGACGGTGACGGCTGCTCGTCACTACCGTCCGGCTCCTTATCAACCACGTGCACGCCCATTGCAGCAAGGTCGTTCTCTTCCTGCGTTGGTGTCGGTTTCGAACCTTCCAGTCCGCCCGCCTTGGCTCCGCCTTCCTTGCTGGATGCCTCACGCGCCTTACGCTCTTCAGCAATTTTCTTGCGGGCTTCCTCTTCGTGCTTCTTTGCGTCCTCAGTTCGCTGCTTGGCAGCCTTGTCCGCTTGCGCCGGATCAGGCTGCGTTGCATTATGTTGGTCTACCATCGATGTTCTCCTGTTTCCCGAATAGGTTCTGGCCGGCATCACAGCCGGCCAGTCGCTGGTGCTATCCTACGCTCACCACGTGACGCCGGCAACCCATGCCACGACACCGGGACGCCGCAGCGCCCAGTTTACCGGCAAGATAAGCCGCAGCGCCAGACTGTCCGTCTGGAACATCGACTTGACCGGGAACGACGCCACTGCAGGAGTGCCTGCCGTAGTAATGTCGGCCGGTGCCGTATCCTCGAGGTGCAACGTTGCCTGATCGCTGATTTCAAAACGCGGACCATCAGCAACACTGACATAGTCGGCAGCATCAATAGCAACAACCGTACCAAGCGGAACGGTGCCGCTGTCGATGATCGGCCAGCCACCAAGATTGCCGGCCGCGACTTCAGCACGGAACGGGAACGCTCCCACACCGGGCATCGCAATCAGACCGAGACTGTTGACCTGTTGCGGATTCATCAGCCAGTGCGGACTGCGAATATTGCCTGCCGTACCAGTGATCAGCGCGCCGGACAACTGCTTGATATCGCCCACCGCCGCATTAAAGCCACCACCTGCCGTAGGCGTCAAACCAGCGACACCATTGAGCAGACCAGCCGGCCGAACGAGAGTGGCCGG